GAAGCGTCGAAAGGCCCTGGAGTAGCACTTCAGAAAATCGCCATAAATGACGTTCAGGAAATCCTGGGCCGTTCTTTGGAAATCAGCCAGGCGACAATCGCTAGAAACGCGGCAAACTACGCGGCTTCGAACAAAGTGACACTGGGCGGCGGCGCACGTTTAAACGACGCGGCGACTGACCCATTGCCTATTTTCGAAACGGCGAAAACAGCCATCCGAAAGAAAATCGGAATGAAGCCGAACACGGCTATGCTACCACCTGACGTAATCACAGCATTGAGACAAAATCCATTTGTCCAGGCTCAAGTGAAATATGTTGGAAGCGGCGCACCAACGGCGGCGAAAATTACGCTTCCAATGTTGGCCGAGTATCTTGGTATCAAAAACATCATCGAATGTGAAAGTGTTGTCCTGAATGAAACTTCGGGCGACCTTGATGACATTTGGGGTAAAGATGTTGTCATCGCGTGGGTCAACCCTACATCGACGAGTCAACGTTCTCCAAACTTCGGTTATACTTACCGCTTGAAAGGCTATCCAATTGTTGAAAAGACATACTGGGAACAGTCTTCAAAATCTTGGATTAATGGTTACACCGATTCGAGAGTGGCGAAAATCACAATGGCCGACGCGGCGTATTTAATCACCACGGCAGTGGATTAATCGGAGAATCAGGATGGATGTTTTAAACAATACGGTCTATGTGAGAATTGATGGTGAAAATCAGCACATTTTCGCGGGGACCGAAATCACGAAGGCATTCAAAAAGGCGAACTCGAAAGTGTTCGCCTGGATGAAGGCCGAAAATTTTATTGACAAATTTGAAGGAGACGAGAGTCCCCAGGATGACAACACAGAACAGACCACTCCCGTTGAGTCGGCGACGACTGTCACTGTGAACAACATCCCGACGGATTTCGCGGACCTGAAGGACTTCAACGACATCACAGTCGACGAAGCCGAACTGGTCGCGCCGACTTTAAGCCTGGATTTCGCTGAGGAATTCATGGCCATAGAGGAAGCGAGAGAAAAGCCACTGAGACCTAGAAAAGGCGTCATGTCGGCACTTCAAAAACAAATCGACGTATTGACCAGTTAGATGACGTATTCAACGTTAGACGACCTCAAAACCCGTTTCGGAGAAGCTGAGATTCTACAGTTGACGGACAAAGCCAACACGGGGGCCATTGTGGTCCCTGTTGTTGACGATGCGTTGGCGGATACTGACAGCGAAATGAACGGCTATCTGTCCGTACAGTACGCCCTCCCGATTCCGTCCACCGTCAAACTCCTGGAAGCCATAGCGTCGGACATTGCTCGATACTATCTCCACGAGAACAAAGCCACTGAGGAAGTGGAAATCCGTTATGAAAGACGGGTTGACCAGTTGAAAGCCATCGCGAGCGGCAAGATGAAACTTATCGACTCAGCGACAAATTTGATTGTCGGGGAATCGGCTGAGATTGGAAGTGGTCCAATCTATGACGGCGCGGCCCTGGTATTCACAGACGATTTCCTGGACAATTACTAAGTGTTAGGGTTAATCGAACTAAGGACAAGACTTCGGGCCAAAATTGGAAAGGGTCTCGAAAATGATTTGATGTTGCTCCAATGCGACGTCGCGGCAACCGTGGAAGCGGTCCGAGAAAACCAAACAAGAGTCGATTTTTCGATTCACATTATCCCTGAAGGGGACCGCGGAACTGAAGGCGGGACCACAGGAATGACCATCTCCCGAGTGGACTCAGGGGTTGGAATTTTAATCGGAGTGAAGGACATGTCAGACGCCATCGGCTCAGACGGTCAAGACACTCTCAAACTTTATCGCGAAGCGGTGGCCAAAACCCTCCAGGGTTTCACCCCTTCAGGTACGACCCGCCCCCTTTGGTACACCGACGGGGACCTGATTGATTATCAGGACGGGATTTTTTGGTGGCTCGAGAGATTCACTGGCGGTTTTAATATTAGAGAAAATCTATGAGTAATAAAAAAGTAAATCCGAACGCCGAATTCCGAAAGGGTGGAAGCTTCACAAAGGACCCGAAAACGGGGAAATTAACTTGTACACGCGAGCCGACCAAAATGAAAAAAAGTCAGCCGCCAATCGTTCAAAAACTAACCAACGCGGAGAAATAAAATGGCGGGATTAGACAGACTTTGGAAAAACAAAGTATTATTAATAAAAAAGGAAACCACAGCGGGAGTCGACGCGGTCCCAGTGGCGGCCACGAACTCAATGTTGGCCTTCAATGTGGCTTTAACATTGGACGCAGACGAAAAGGCAAGAAACCCTGATAAGGGATATTATGCATCGCCTGAAAAGTCATACACGAACAAGAAATTCTCGTTGTCTTTTGACGTCGAGGTTGCGGGTTCGGGAACAGCGGGAACAGCCCCCGCAATGGGCGCGGCCCTTATCATGTGCGGGATGTCCGAGACGGTTGTCGCGGTCACTTCTGTGACATACGCCCCAGTTTCAGGCAGTACAGAAACGGCGACCATCTATTTGAACATAGACGGGACACTATTCAAGGCGACCAGTTGCAAAGGCTCAATCAACATGACCCCCGCGATTGATGACTACAACAAAGCATCAATCACAGTTACGGGTTTGTATTTGAAACCAGTCGACGCGGCTTTGGTCCCTGGTGTCTTCACATCATTCCAGGCCCCTGTGGATTGTACAAAAGAAACTTGCGCCCTCTCAATCAATTCCGTTCTTGTCGATGGCCGCTCGTTCAGCTACGACCAAGGGAATGACAATCAATTGAAACAATCGACCGAGACGAGAGTCATCGCGAACGTTGACCGTCAAGGTTCGGCCGAAGTCACTTGTTGGATTAATCCACAATCGACGTTCGACCCATATGCATTGTTCGAAGCCCACACAAAAGTCCCAATTTTCTGGACTTCGGGCATCGTTGCGGGTAACATAACCCAGGTTAATCTCCCCGCGGCTCAGTTAGGACCGCCACAGGTTGGCGATTTGGATGGCGTGGCGGGTTATACAATACCGTTGACACCCCATTCATCAACAAGCGACAACGAATTCAACATCGTTTTCACATAATATTTTTTAAATTACAGGAGAAAGAAAATGGCAGTATTAAACCTTAGAAAGTTGACGGAATTCCCAAGAACGGTCGAAGTTGAGTTCCCTCATCCGACCAAGCCAGGGAAACCGTTTTTCGCTAATCTGAGAGCGGGTTTCAACCACATTGAAGCTGAGGAATACGCTGAGTTGATGGGTATAAATGAAAAGACATTTAAACCCAATCACACCCAGGAATATATCTTCAACAAAATTGTGGCATGGGTCAACCCTGAAGACATTGAAGGCGTGGACACAAAAGACGAAGCGAAGGCGGCTTGTTCGGTCGTTATCGCAGTACAAAACGCGTTCATAACTGACTACGCGGAATGTATTTCAGGATTCGCGAGAAAAAACTCGAAGAAATAGTCGGTAAGATTTACGGAAAACAAAACGTAATATCGGCGGCGGTGTTGGATGACATGAAAGCATTCAACGCCACCCCCGAATCGGTTATTGAAGCGGAACAAAAAATCCACGACGCGTCAGTTGTTGAGGTTCTCCCTGAGAATCGAGTCGCGGTGGAAATATTCATCGGTTGCAAAATCGAGAGAACGGTCACTCCAACGGGAGCGTCCATTTTCGAAGGGATACGAAGGGAAACCATTCCCGTCGTTTCCGCCATGCTAGGGTTCGGAGAAGTTGAGAGAGAAACTTTTTTCATCATCAGAGTCCTGGAGTCATTGGCAGTCGAGGAACTAAACAGGGGAGCATAGAAAACCAGTTATGGGTTGACGCTTGAAATCATTTTCCTCCTGGATGATTTTGGGACCAACGTCAACCCACCATTTTTCGGAGACCATCATGGTTGATAAGTACGTCGAGGAAGTGAGTGAACGCGAAGGGCTAACGGCCCCCAGGTTGACTCCTGACCACATCCAAAAACAAATCGTGAATGAGGAATTTCACGTTTTCCCTAACACAATGATGACAGTTTGTTGTCTAACACTCAGGAACGGATTCAACACGGTGGGAACGTCCGCCTGTGTCAGTCCTGAAAACTTCAACGCGGAAATCGGAATCATGGTCTCCAGGCGAAACGCCATCCAAGAAATTTGGAGCCTTGAAGGGTATCTATTGAAAGAAAATTTACATAAATCTAACCAGGATTAAAAAACACCGCCATGGCATTTGAAAAAGTATTACTGGAAGTCGACGCAGACACCCGAAAACTGAAAGCGAGTTTTGTGGGCGCGTCGAAGACCGTCGACGATTTCGGCAAGAAAACCGAAGCGTCGGGGAACAAGGCCGCCAAAGGTTTCACAAAAGCCGACAACGCCGCCCAAAAACTTGAAAAGAATGTCCAAAAGGTAAGGGCCACACTCGCGGGGACCTTCGTGGTGGCGGGACTGGTCAAAGTTGCGGGGGCCGTGATAAGGACTTCCGACTCAGTGAGAGAAATGGACGCCCGTCTGAAGGTGGCTACAGTATCGACCAAAGAATTCAACGCCGCCCAGGATGAAACCAAACGCATCGCAAACCGCACATTTTCGGCGGTCAGTGACACGGTGGATTTATATTCCAGGTTATCCCTGGCATTGAAAGGAACGGGGACCGCTCAGAGAGACGTTTTCCAAGTAACCGAAACAATCAACAAAGCTTTCGCGGTGTCAGGTTCGTCCGCGATTGAAGCTTCCAACGCCATCCGCCAACTTTCACAATCCATGAGCGCGGGGGTCCTTAGGGGGGACGAATATCGCTCCGTCACCGAACAAGGGTCCCGAATTGTGACCGTTCTCGGGGACTCCTTAGGGAAGACCAGGGGAGAACTCAAAAAGATGGCTGACGCGGGGGAATTATCCTCCGAAATAGTCATCAAAGCATTGCTCGAGCAGTCGGCGGTTATTGACAAAGAATTTTCTCAATTCCCAGTCACAGTCTCAAGGGCCATCACATTGATGTCGAATTCCTGGACTGAGTACATCGCGAATTCAAAATCGGCGGCGTCCATCTCACAAACCGTTTCGGAAGCCATTCAATTCCTGGCCCGAAATATTGAAATAATAATCGACACAGCTTTGACATTGACGAAAGTCATCATCGCCCTGGCCAGTGCGAAAGTCCTGGGGGCCTTGACTGCATCGTTTAAAGCGTCGTCTGTGGCCGCCACGGGAGCCGCGACTGGGTATTTGGCCTACGGGTCCGCCGCAAAGTCCGCGGCCGTCTCGGTCGGTTTACTTGGAAAGGTATCAAAAGGAGTTTTCGGATTCCTTAAATCGAACGCCCTGGGAATTGCTATTTTCGGAGGGTTCGAATTAATCTCATTCATCTCGAGCCTGGTGTCAGAGATGGAAACCATCCCGACCACCGTGGAGACAATCGACACAGCTTTCGCCGAAGGGATTTCCCTGGCGTCACTGGAAGCCGCGGGGGCGCAATTGGCCAACGTGAAAACCGAAATCGTCGACCTCAATGTGGAACTGGAAAAGACAAAAGGGTTTCGAGGTGTTTCGGATGACGCCAAGGACCTCCAGGCGAACGTCTACGCGGCCGCTTTTGGAGTCAAAGCCCTGGAGAAAAATCTCGAGGATGCAAATTATGCCGCGACGAAAGCATCATTCGCGAAAACTCTCGCGCAAGGAATCAAAACCGCGACCGTGGTCATTGACGCTTTCAAAAAAGGCATCGCAGACAACACCGCTGAGATTGAAAAACAAAACGCGTCCCTCGACAAATGGCTCGCGAGTCAAATCAAATCGACGCTTTCGCTGAAGCTTCAGAACGACGCTTTCGGGAAAGGAAAGGCCGCCCTGGTCCGCTTACAAGGGGAGCAGAAAAAAGCGGGAGTCACAAGCAAAAAATACAGGGCTGAAATTGACAAAGTCACTGAAGCCAAAATCAAACAGATTGAAAGAAACGAGGAACTCAGAGAGGGCGAAAAACAAATCGCCGCGGATTATGCTCTAGTTACTGACGCCCTCGAAACATATCGGAATGCTTTGGACCCAATTCGTGAAGCTGAAATCGAACGCGCGGAATTATTCGCCGCGGCGGGGAAAGCTTTGGCGGCGGGGACCATTTCGGAAGCTGAATTCACCGAAGCGATAAAAGCGGGGAACGCCGCTCTCGAAGCCGCCCAGGCAGAACTCGACGGGTTCGCCGCGAGAGTCAGAACCGCCGACGACGTCCTGGACGATTTGGGCTTCACAAATAGGGCCGCGGA